AACAATAAACACATCAGCGTTTACAGTAAGTGGTGTTACTAAGTCATCAGATAGAATAGGTAGTTGGGGTGGTATCGGTGGCGGCACTTGGGATGAAAGTGATGAAAGAACGACATTTGATTTGGATTATAAAACATCTTTATTAGCTGTTGATAGTAGTGGCTGGGGTAACCCTAATGAAACTGTTTCAAACGCTAATAAACTTTATGGCCCGACTCCTGTTCAACCATCTTGGACATTTATGTGTAGACACTTGCACAAAACAACACATGACACAAATGTTAGAACAGTAATGAGATGGAAGGAGTTAGTTCAATAATATGTCTTTTCTTACAGTAAATTATGGTAATTGGACTTTTTGGGAAAGTTATAACGAAAATAATTTTACTTATGGCACTCAAAAAGTAACCTTTGATGGCCCAAATAAATTAATCCTTATTAATGAAGGTGAAACAGATATTGATGTAAAAGTTGATATATATTCTGCATGGAAGGAATGGACCAGAATACCATTTTATAATAATTTGCTGTATGATGTATCTATGTCCTCTGTTGGTGGTGACCCAATTACCGACACAGAATTCTTAGGTTCTACGTTTTTCTTGGAAAATGGTTGGAGAATAAAGCCATATGCTGGAAATTATATCTTAACTATAGCAGGAAACCTCTACACAAGAGAGGTTGGAGAAAACCCAGTTGTTCCAACAGAGGGCGTATCTGTTTCACTAACAAGATCAAATGTTGTTGATGGTAGAGTAGCTATTACTCAAAATGATTATGATAAAATTGCCTATGAAGTTTGGGAAGAATCCAGAGAATTACATTACACACCAAATACTTTTGGTGAAGGAGTTGCATCTGTTCAAGGTGATATTGTAGGAAACATACAAGGTGATGTTTTAAATCCCTCAACTATAAGTTCTAAGGTTTGGGATGAGGTTTTAAATGAAAACACTCATAATATTACAGACTCTGCAGGGAAGAGAATGTGGACTATTCAAGAGTATGGTGGGTATGAAGGCGGTTCCGTTTGGTTAGATTCTACAAATGGAACAGCTGGCGTCATATCAAATATTAATGGAACAGTTGGTCTTCCATCTTCTAATTTAGAAAATGCTTTAACAATAGCTGGAAATAATAACATAAAACAAATATTTATCAATGAAGGAACTAATATAAACTTAACTTCTTTTACGACATCGGTTTCTGGTTATAGGTTTTGGGGTAATAGATGGACAATAGAGTTAGGTGAACAAGATATAAGTAACACAACAATAGAAAACTCAGAGATTACTGGAATTGGTGAAGTAACTGGTGATGACAAACCAAGAATAATATCTTGTATATTAAATAATGCACGAACTGGTCCAGCTGAATTTAATAATTGTGGTTTAATTAATGAATTTACAATTAATAGTGCAGGCGATTTCATTTTTGATAATTGTTTTACTGCAGGTCCGAATGATGGTTTAGTTTTATTACAAATGAATCAAATAGTAGGGCAGACTAATGTATATTTTTCTCATTTCTCTGGCAGTCTTTCTATTAATAGTATGAGAGATGATGATTATGTAGTTGTAGAGGGTGAAGGTAAGTTAACAATAGAACCTAGCTGTTTAGCTGGTGTTGTTAGTATAAGGGGTGATATTGAAATAACTGACAACTCCAATGGAGCTGTTACTGTTAATAGTAATAGTGTTGTTTCAAAAACAGATATAGCTGAAAGTGTGTGGGATAGAATACTTGATAACACTACTCATAATGATGTCAATAGTGCTGGTAGAAGATTAAGAGAAATACAAGATAATAATTTATCAACTGTTGAAAGTAAGATTGATAATATTGATATAACAGTAAATGATAATAATGTTGACATATCAGCTATTGACACTAGAATCAATACAATAGAGGGCAAGATAGATACAATTGACACAGTTGTTGATGATACTAATGCTGATTTGCAAACATTAACCTCTAATGTTTCAACAGGTTTCTCTAATGTTGATACTGATCTAACTTCAATAGCTGGTAACATACAAGATATTGAAACAACATTAGATACTGATGATCCCGATACCATAGATTCTAAATTAGCAACACTAACTGCTGATCTTGTTACTATTCAAGGTCAAAACAATACTATAATTTCTAAAGTTGATGACGTTGATTCTGATTTGATTAATGTTGCAACAACAGTAAACAACATAGAGAGTTCTGTTGCTGGAACTGGTGGAACTGGAGTTAATGCTAAGTTAGATAGTTTGTCTGCAGATTTACTTTCTGTATCTGCTCAAAACAATACTATAACATCTAAGGTAGATGGTGTTGATGTTAAGGTTGATACCATTGACAGTATAGTTGATAAGATAGATCTTGATATGGTTTCTGTTACAGCTGAGCTTTTTGTTAGTGACGCAACAACAACAGATCAAAAATTAGATAGTATAATTAACAAGGTAGATGATCTTGACACAGATGTAGCTGCTGTTTATACGGAAGTAAATGGTTTAGCTTTAGGTCAAGGATCTTCTGAGTTAGCAACACTTTTTGAAGCAGTTACTGCAGATATTGTGAGTATAACTGGAACACTGGATTCTTATAATGTTGCAACTATAAGATCTATTGTTGACGATATAAACACAAACACTGTTAATTTGAATAGTGACCTTTCAACACTAAGTTCTGTTGTTAGTGGTATTGATACTGATACCGATGATTTAATATCTAAATCTGATAACATATCAACAAAAATTGACGACAACTATTTAGCGATACAAAATGTTGACAATGATGTTGCAAACATTGCGGCTGATTTAGGAACAAATAGCACACAAGTTAATGATATAGCTGTTGATGTAACTCAGTTGAAAAATGATGTTAGAAAAATGCTTCAAACTCAAGCAGGCCGTTGGAAAGTAGATAAAGCTAATAACACATTAACAATATATGACGAAGATGATACTACACCATTATTTCAATTCTTACTAAGGGATGATAAGGGTGAAGAAACATACACTTCTGTATTTGAGAGATTTCCTGTATGATAGCTGGCGATTTTATGACACTTGGTCTCGGCCGAGCGGGTGGGACAAGTTTTATTATAACTTACGGAATGGGTGTTCCACCTATTCAAGTTGGAGGCGGAACTGGTAGTAAGGCTACTTTTAGAAGAAGATCTAAGAGGAATAGAGAAAGAGATGAAGAATTAATAAAAAATAACTGGTTTACAGAAAATTGGGTTATAGAAGTTTCTGGTGTTGATATTTATAGTAAAATGGAAACTTCTGTGGATACAAAACAAAATGTTTTAGTTAAGTTTGTAAATAGTGATATCACAAAAAGATTAGAAGAACAACACCTTGAAGTTTTAATAGATAATGTGAGGGTGAATGGTGAATAAATTAATAGTAGAAATTTCAGAAGAAAATATAATAGATTTAGATATTAACATATACAATGATAGCGTAACTATTAAGGAAGAAGATGTAATAGTTAGAATGGTTGTTGAAGGTGATAATAATTTGAATTACTTTTTTGATGGTGAGAGAAGTAGTGGTGGATATGCTATTACTGTTCCTAGATTAAAAGGAAAATTAAACGCCGGTGATAGGAATTGTATCATAGAAGTTGTTTGTCACGATAGGTATTTCAGAGCTTGGGAAGGTTTGCTTGAACTAAAGGAAGAAACAAAGATAGATGTAAAACCAAGAATGAAAACTAAAGTTATAGAAAACACACAAATAAATGTTACTCCTACAACAAGAGTTATTAAAAATTCCTCTGAAAAGAAAGTTACACCTAAAAAATCTTCAAGAACAAATATTAAGAGCAATGATGTTATGTTTGAAATAGTTATGGATAAGCCAGTAAGACCACTTAAAAAGAAGATTGTTAAAAAGAAAAAAGTATTGAGGTAGTATGAATTTAAGAGATAAGGTTGTTATGAGTAATCATGCATTGAGTGTTATATCTAAAACAAAAATAGTTCAGACTCACATACAGAGGCTACCAACTTCTGTAAAGAAAGATGAGTCTGGTATAAGTCAAAAAGACAAAAGAGAGTTAATTAAAAAGATAGATAGTATTTATAAAGAACTACTTGTTTTAAAAAACAAAATAGAAGAAGAGAGTTGAAAAATGAAAATTAGATTTTCTGATATGTCAAATATGATAGCAGAAGAGGTTATGTCTTCCATAGAACCTACAATAAGAAAAGTAGTTAGAGAAGAAATAGCTCGTGGTGTTAAAAAGATTGTTCAAGAAAACAAAGCTTTGAGAGAAGAGATAATGCAAAAAAATCTTTTTGATCAAGAAGGCGATTTCATTGGAGAACAATCTAGTATAACAAATGAAACAAGAGAATTAATAGCTAAGAGATCTAGAGATAAGGCAAAAAACATTATAGAAAAACAATTAGGTAATGATCCATACGCAGATCTTATTATGTCAGCTGTAGATCCAAACGAAGAAAAGCAAAAAATAGAAGAGCAAAAACTATCTCAACCAATGGTAAAATCATCAGAGGTTCAAAAAGGAGATATGGTTGATCCATTAAATATGGATTTCTCTGATAGAATGGATAGATTAGTTTAAGGATAAAAAAAATGAATTTTAAAAAATATATAAGACAAATTCTCACAGAAAATCCAGTTCCCCCCACAAAACAATTGGATATGTTTGACTATGGCCAAGATGGAAATGAAACAGTTCTACTTTCACCCGAAGCTCCTCAACATTTAAAAGATTTAGCTGGCGAAGATAATGAAGCTATTCTAGTTAGTGTTAATCCATATAAGATAAAATTTAAAAATGATGATCAAAATCAAGAGTATCTTGTTTATCCAAAAGATATTGTTATAGAAAGTGAAATAAAAAAAGAAATAATAAAATACGCAAAAGAGTATTTGAATTATATCACTGGTGGAAAATAATATGATAAAATTATTTCGTAAATATCTTAATAAAAACAAAGAAGAAAAAATAAAGGAAGAAGTTAAAGAGGATGACAATTTAAATGAGGAAAAAGAAATGGCAATAAGAACTGATTTACAAAATATGATAAATAGAATTGTAGCAAATAGTAATGCTATGCATGATGGTGATTATAATGTTGATGGAGCAAATTATCTAGCACGACAAGGTGCACATCTACCAATGGAAGATAAACAAGTTATAAGAAAAGAATTAATGAGGTTGATGGAAGAAAAAGAGGGTGAATAAATCTGATATTGAGGAAGAAGTTTTTTTTAATAATCCACAAAGGTTGTTTGGGTAGTGAAGGGTTGATGGCAGGTTACAGCAAATAACATTATAAAATTTTTAAGTCATAAGCTTATAGTTTATAATTGCTGGTTGTGGTTTCTAACAAAGCTTTGGCTATGTTTTTAACTTTCTCAATATCATTTTATAAAAAGTTTATATATATTATATAAAGTATTAAATCTTAATATATGATATATTATAACAATAATTAGAAAATGAGGAAAGATGAGAAACAAACATGACAACACTAGAAGTGTTAGTGTTGAAGTTTATAATAACGATATAGAAGGAGCTTTAAGAAGACTTAAAAGAAAACTCAAAAAAGATAATTTTTATGTGGAAATCAAAAAGAGAGAGTTTTATTTGAAGCCTTCCTTAGAGAAAAAACTCAAAAAAAGACGGAAAAAGAGTATCTCTGGGGAAGAATTATAGGTTTTTTTGTTTTTTAATATAGTAGTATATATATTTATTTTAGAAGTTATTTTTAAAATAATGTATTTATTTTAATTGTTTAATTTAATTCGGAGAATTTTATAATGGCAAAGGATTTGGTAAAAGAAGCTTATGAGCAGATTGAAGCCATGAAAGAGGCCGCTACAGACACAGCAAGAAATATTCTTATTGAAGCTATGTCAACAGACCTCAAGGCTGCTGTTTCACAAGCTATGAGCGATACTCTTGAAGAAGAGAGTAACACACCATCCGACTATCATGCTGGTAAGAAGGGTGCTACTCTTGGTAGTGACCGTGTTGGTGATGAAATACCCGCCAAAGGTATTACTGGTGATGATCTAACAGATGAAGGTGATGGACCAGCTATTCTTGAAACAGAAGAAACTGTTGAAGAAGATACTGAGATTGATGAAGTAACAGAGTCAGATATCGAAGAAATGCTAGAAGCTGACGATGATGACGAAGATGAAGATATGATGGATGATGATGACGATGACGATATGGAAGACGAAGAAGATACCGAAGAAGGTATGTATGAAGCTTCTGAAGATGATGACGAGATTGATGAGTCAGAAGAAGTTATTGAAGTTGTCGAAGATGAAGAAATGACAGAAGATACAGATGTAGTTAGTGATCTTAAGGCCGAAGTTGCAGCTCTTAGAAAAGAAAATAAGAGATATGAGAAAGCACTAATCGGTGTTAAGAATCAGATGGACGAAGTTAATCTATTTAACGCACGTCTAGCTGCCGCTACTGATCTATTCCGTAATGTAACACTTACAAAGCAGCAGAAGGAAAGAGTTGTTGAGCATTTTGATAAGGCATCAACAATTGGTGAGGTTAAGAGAGTTCTAAAGGCTCTTAAAGAAGGTTACAACAGCAACCAGCCCAAGGCTCGTAAGGCTCGCGTATCAAGACCTAATGTTCAAAGTGTAGTTACAGAAGCAACAGAAAACACACAATCAGATACAGCTTTTGAACGTCTAGCTAAGTTAGCTGGAACTCTATAATATAATCGGGAGATAATTTAAAATGGATAACAATGTAATTTTGGAAATGACCAAAGAATACTCCCCAGTTAATCGTGATGCCAAGCTAAAGGGTGTTATGGATAAGTGGAGTAGAACTGGTCTACTAAACAAACTAAACGAAGACAAGTCATCTGTAGTAGCTCAGCTACTTGAGAATCAGGCTGTTGAACTTCGTAATACAATTCTAAACGAAGAGTCAAGTGTTGGCAATATCGCTGGTTACAACAAGATTGCCTTCCCCCTCGTTCGTCGCGTATTCGGTCAGCTATTAGCAACCGAACTCGTAGCAATTCAACCTATGTCACTTCCAAGTGGTCTACTATTCTTCTTGGATTTCACATACGATCGCAATCAGGCTGGCGCCACAGAAGGTGGTTCAGTTTATGGTAATAGAACAGTAACAAATCCTGACACCGATGCTAATGGCGCACAGGATGCTACTGGTGGTTTCTACAACCTAGACGCTCTTGGCTACACACGTAGAAACTTTATTCTAAACTCAGTTACAGGTTCACCTGTTGTTGCAGCTAGCACACTAGCTGGCGTAGCTGACACAAAGTATTCTGATCTACTTGGTGCAGCCGCTACTGGTTATGCTTTTGTTCTTGAAAACGCTGATTCAACAGATCTATCAGCCCTAAATCAAGTTAGACTAGCTACAATGGGTTCAATTAATCTTGGTAACACAGGTAACACAGATGGCACATTCCGTGGTCTTTCTCCTGTAGCTAAGCTAAATGACTCATCACTATTTGGTTCAATCGACCCAGCTCTAACAGAATATGCTAGCGTTGCCAGTGTTGACTATATCGTTGTTTATACAACAGCTTCTGATGCACTAACTGGTTCTACAACTGCCGGTCTTCAGACAACTGTTTGGGGTAACTCCACAGACGGTAATGGCGTTTCTGATCAAGCTGATAATGACTCATGGGGTATTGTTGGTCCAGCTAAGACAAATGTAAGTGTTGATACTGGTTCAACACAGACAGGTGACTTTGAAAACACACCTAATATTCCCGAAATTAACATTAAGGTTGAAAGTGTTCCTGTTCAGGCTGTGACACGTAAGTTGAAGGCCACATGGACACCCGAACTAGCACAAGATATCAACGCATATCACGCTATTGACGCTGAAGTTGAACTAACAACAATTCTTTCTGACATTATCGCTACAGAAATTGACAGAGAAATTCTAAGCACACTTCTACAGGGTGCTACAGTTAACGCAGCTTGGTCACGTTTCCCCGGTCGTTATGTTACAGCCGGTGCCGATGTTAATACACTAGCTGCACCATCTGGAACAGGTAGTTCATCAAATTTTGGTTTCACAGGAACAAACCAAGATTGGTATCAGACACTCGCTGAAACACTACTAACTGTTTCAAACGAGATTCACAAGCGTAACATGAGAAGTGGAGCTAACTGGCTCGTTACTTCTCCCGATGTTGCAACAATTATCGAAGCCATTGCTTACTTCAAGCCCAACGCAACATTCGATCCTTCCGAGGTTCAGTTTTCAATGGGTATTGAAAGGGTTGGAACTCTAAGCAATCGTTTCACTGTATACAAAGATCCTTACTTCCCAGCTAACAAGATCCTCATGGGTTACAAAGGCCCCGGATTCCTAGACGCTGGTTTTGTATACGCTCCTTATGTTCCTCTCGTATTCACACCAACCATTTTTGAGCCAAACGATTTCACACCTCGCAAGGGTGCAATGACTCGTTACGCTTCTAAGATGGTTCGTCCCGAATTCTACGGAACAGTAACAGTTGCAGACCTTAACACCATTGGTGGTTAATAAATAAAATTATTTCAATTTTAAAGTTTTGTAGAGAGAGGGTGGATTTATTCCACCCTCTTTTTTTTGTTTAAAAAAATCTATAATTTATTATATTTCATATAATCTTTTTAAAGGAGAGTATATGAAAATAGATGTTTTAGATAAAGGGTATGTAGAGTTAGTAGGAAATATAGGCACAGATCTTACGCCTGTGAATGCCGCAAGAGTATCGTTTGATGGTCTTAGTGAAGAATATAGTAATAAAGATTATAGATTAATAAAGTATCTTATTAAACACAAACACTTTTCCCCATTTAGACATCAACATTGTATGTTCATTATAAAAGCACCAGAGTTTGTAATGAGACAATGGTATAAACACGTAGTTGGAGTTGAAACAACTTCAGCACATTCTACTAAAGATCATGCATGGAATGAGATTAGTGGTAGATATGTTCCATATGATGAGTTTTATAATCCACAATTTTTCCGTAAACAGAGTGAAGACAATAAACAAGCTTCTGATGGTTTGGTCACTGATCAGATAATGGCAAGAACATTATGGTGTGAAGCACAAGATCAAGCAATTATAAGTTATAAGAAGATGTTGGAGATGGGTGTAGCAAGAGAACAGGCTAGATCTATTCTTCCATTGACTTTATATACAAAGGTTTATTGGACTGCTTCTTTTCAATCTATTATGAACTTCATTGAGCTTAGAGATGAAGCAACCTCTCAGTTAGAAATACAAGAGTATGCAAGAGTATTAAAAGATATAATGCAAGAAGTATTTCCTAAAACAACCCAAGCTTGGCTAGAAACTATAAATAAGGAGTAAATATGTCAATATTATTAGTAAATTCAGAACAACATTTAGAAGATCCGGTTGATAACACAAATAAAAACGAAAAAGGTATAGAGATTCCAGTAGGTATTAGGTTTTATAATCAGTTTGGATATAAGGATACTGTAGAGGTTGGTTGTGTTATGCCTTTATACGGTTACTCAGAACATATATCAATTAATGTTTTAAATACAGAGTCTCCATCTGGTGTTTTGTTGGATAGTAACCCTCTTGAATATGATTTCACTGGAAAGAATGTTATATCATTAGGAGTTATTGAACATTTGGGTAAAGATGAAACATCAATAAGTTTTGATGAAGACGCACCTATCAAGCTTTGTGAGAAAATAATCTCAGAAGCTAATAACTATATCATTAGTTGTGCTTTGCTTTATAATGATGTGCTAGATGATTGGTTAAAGCAGAAAACAAAAGAGGCAGATTTTAATTGGTGTGGTTATACTCTTGATAACTCATCACAGTTTTGGAGTTGTAGGGAAAGGGATGAAATTTGTTTTGATATGAAATATAAGTATGGTGGTAAATATCAATTTGCAAATTCTAACATATTTTTAAGCAATATTACTTAGTAATAAAGCATTTTATATATTGACTTTATGTGTTAAAATCCGTATATTATTATATACAAATTTATGGAGGTTTTTATGGATATAATAAGTAAAATACATAGTGAATATGATAATAACATAGAGGAAACTGTAAGGTCAATATATAAAAATAAAATAAAGCTTCCTGTCTTTATTAAAAGTGTAAAAAATATGTCTACTTCATATGGATTATACGGTTTGTGTCATATAGATGACTATATGCGTGGCCCTAATAAAATGCCAGATCATTTTTATAATAAAATATTGTTTGATATGCATGATGAAACAAATAATAGAGATGGATACTTTCATCACATCACCGTATCAGAATGTATTTTAAATACTAAAAGAAAAACAAGTAAGGAGTGGGATTATTCAACTTATAAAAAAATAACAAACAATCCCACAATGTATTGGTTAACAAATATTTTAACACATGAGCTACATCATGCATGGCAACATGATAAAGTGATTGTTAGAACAAAAAATAAGAGCATAAAAATACTTGACAATATTGATAAAATGTGGTATATTAATATATATGAATTTGATGCTGAAGTTGAAGCTAATAAGTTAAGAGTTGATTTCATCAAAAAACTAATAGGAGATTGATATGGATACACCATCTAAAGAAGATTTGCAACAGGTTTTACAATATATTTCTGATTTGATTGATGAACATGGTAAGGAAAGGAAGGAAAACATTGAAAAAGTTTTTGAACGTATTGGCGAACACTTTGCTACAGCACCCGCATCTAGTAAACTACAATATCATAACGCCTTTGCTGGTGGCCTTATGTTGCATACTTATGATGTTGTAAAGACAATGTATGAGCTTAACAATCCAGTATATGGTTGTGATGAAGAAAGTATATTGATTACTGGTTTGTTCCATGATTTAGGTAAGATAGGTGGATTCAATGAGGATTTATCAGAGATTATACCTATGTATACACCTATTGATAATAGTAACTGGCGGTATAAGAATGGGGATAGATATATCTACAATGAAAACTTAGATGATTACTTGACACATTCGCTTAGAAGTATTAGATTATTGACACAGATGAATTTTCCCTTGACAAACGATGAGTTTGTTTCTATATTTAGTCACGATGGATATTTTGAGGAACAGAATCGTTCATTCACATTGATGCGTTGCCCGTATCGTTTGTTGAAGTTATTACAAGCATCCGATCAGATTTGCACAATAACGGAGAAAAATGATTGATATGAAAAATAATAAACTTCTTACTGGTAAAAAAGCTATAGCTTATAAGATATTAAAACAAAGATTAAAAGAAGAAGATATAGAAAATGTTGACTGTATTAATAGTTTATTAGAAGAAATTATTGAAAAGTTGGATAAGTATGGTTTTTATGATGAAAAAAGTTTAAATGAAGATTAGTTTTTATTATATATGGAGTGTTTAATGTCTAAAGAAGAAGAAAATAAGTTAGTAGAAGATAATATGTGGTTGATAGAGTATGTGGCAAGAAACTATGTTAAGCAGGCTGATTGGAATGATATGGTATCTGCGGGTAGATATGGATTAATGAGAGGTATAAGAAAGTTTGATAAAGATAAAGGAATAAAACCTTCTACATATTTAGTTCATTGGGTTAGAGCAGAAATAATTAAGTGTCTTTATGAAGATAGAAATGTTCATTTACCTTGGAATAGAATCAATAAGTATATTAAAGAAGGCAAAAAAACCAACTTTAATGATGGCATATATCCTCGTTTTGAAATTAGTATAGATAGTAAGTCATTTAACACTCATAATGATTTTCAAAGTGATGATGATGATATGAATAAAAACGATAATATAGAGTTTCAATCATCATTATCATCTGATTATATCAATAATTTAGACAAGAGAGAAGAATCAGAGCACATACTTTATCTATTGGAGAACACTAGATTAACTGATAAGGAAAGAAAAGTCATTGATCATAGATTTGGATTACATGGAGAGTATTCTAAGACATTGAAAGAAGTCGGAGAAATAATGGGTTATTCAGCTATGGGAATACAAAAAATAGAAAAAAATGCCTTACTAAAATTAAAAAGAAATAAAGGGTTTAGTATTCTAAATGTTTAGGAGATTTTTACAGGGAGTGTATCCTTTAAAAGAAAAAACCAAGAAATTTGATTATAATCAATTTTATTGTGAGTTATGTCACGGTGTTTTTGATGAAGAAACATTGTTCGATAAAGAATCGGGGAAGTTTTTATGTCAAAGTTGCGAGAAGAAAGTAAAGTAGATCACCCATCACATTATAATGAATGTGGCGAATTGTATGAAGCAATTAATGTTATAGAGGCTTGGGATTTAAATTTTAATCTGGGTAATGCTCTTAAGTATATTGCGAGAGCAAAATACAAAGGGAAAGAAGTAGAAGATTATGAAAAAGCTATTTGGTATATTGATAGAGAAATTAAAAGGGTTAAGGGGGCCAAAGTATAATGTAATTACAAGACAAGAATTACATAATAGATCCGTAATGAAATCAAAAGAACTAGTTTTGCCAGTTAATTTGGTGAAAAAAGTAATAGAGAATGAAAAAAATATAATAATAGAGGAGATTGTTAATATGTTAGAAAGACATCAATTAAAAGAAATGATTAGTTTGTTGGAGGTTAAGATCCAAACACTTAGGGATGATCAAGCTGTAGCTCCAACAGATAATAATAGGTTGAATATACAATCATTTACTGAAAAAATTGAAATTTTAAACAATATTTTTAGACATTATGATTTATACAATCACATTTATGGTGAAGGAGAACGTAATGAAGTATTAAGGACTAAAACTTATGCCTCCACGTAAAAAACCACCACTCAAAGAAGGTGAAAAGGTATTAAGACTTTTTATAAATGGATCAACAATAGAAATTATATCACCAATAGAGAGAGAACAATTTTTACAAGAAATGGTTCAAGATATAAATACAAATGGTATGAGACCAGAGTGGTCTGGTTGGTATAGTTTAAGATCTTATAATGGCGGAGTTGTATCAGTTAGGATACGTTGCATAGATGCTATAGAAGAGGTGAAATAAATGGAAAAAATAATCAAAACATTAGTTCATAATCAAGAAAACTCAGTATACGCAATTACAGTTAGTGATAAAATTAACACTCAAACATTGAGAAGAATATTTAATCTTCTAATGGAAGAAGAGGAGAGACTTGTTTCCGAGGGTGACTCCGATGAACCCATTTCAACCCAGACAGTAAACAATGAATAGAGAAAAATTAGAAGATCGTGCACTTAGCAAGAGAGATCATCTAATTGTTGCTGTTGATTTTGACAAAACGTTATTTGAAGAAGGTGAAGGTGGTTATCCTAATATAGGGGAGCCTATTGATAAAACAATTAACTATGTTAAGGAACTGCAAGAGAGAGGTTCAAAAATAATTCTTTGGACTTGTAGAGATGGTTCAGAATTATTATCAGCAATTAAGGCTTGCAATAACATGGATTTATATTTTGATGCAGTTAATGAAAACGTCGATTCATTAGTTAACTCAGACACTCTTTCAAAGAAAGTTTACGCATCAATCTATATAGATGATAAATGTATTAATGTAGAAGATATATAATGATTAATTTAGAAAGAGCAAACAGAATAGGGAGAGGTTATGTAGAAGAAGAATATAGAGGTGCAAAGAATATAGAAGTGTTGAGAAATAAAGATTTGATATATTCATCAATGAATCTTGGTAGATATGTAAAGGATGATTGGTATTGGAAATGTGGTTTCTGTAGTGATTACACAATAAAACCAATATTAGATTACAGATGTAATAAGTGTAAGTCAAAAGTAATAAAGGTTGGTGAAGAGAAACATATGTTTTATAATACATATCTACAAAGATATTTATCACTTGGAAAGTTGGAGGCAACAGCCAATGAAGACAATAAAGAAAGATGAAGCAATAAAGAGATATAGTGATGAGAGAGCGGCATCATTAGTTCGCGAAGAAGGTTGGAGTTATACATCTAAATCAGAGTGGAAAACTCTGGTTAGAGATATTAATAAGAAACCTAAAGGGGAAGAAAGTGAGAGTAAAGATGATGTGAATTTAGAAGAAGGTAAAACCAAGAAGTCTCGTAAGTTTTATAAACAAAAGAAACGCCAGAAGATGGCACGAAAGGAAGCTAAAAATGGCTGAATATTGGACAACAATTGTTGAGTTTGAAGAAGATACTGGTAAGGCAAAGCCCAAGAAGTATAAGGAAACATATCTTGTAGCAGCAGATAGTGCGACTTATGCGGAGGCGCAAGTTCATAAGTTACTTGAAGGCGAGTCTGGGTTTACAGTGGTAAGTGCATCTAAGTCAAAAATCATTGAAGTAAAACTAACTGATGTTGAAGGTAAGCAACCTTCATAGAAAGAGAGATAAATATGAGAAAGTATATTAATACATTTTTAGTAGCAACACTTGTAGTAATTGGAACAACCTTTTGTCCGTGTGATAATCATTCAGCTTCGGCCGGTGAAAATGAAGGACATTCAACTGAGTTGGAAGTTGGTGTAGCATCTCGTCATGTGTGGCGTGGTAGTTTGGCTTCAGATGCAGTGGTTATTCAACCATCACTAACTGTTCCCTTTACAAATCCATTGGGCGGAACAACCAGTTTTAATTTGTGGGGTAATACACCTTTTAATGGAGGTGTAGGGTCAGAATTTGATCTATCTTTATCACAATCATTGGATGAGTATGGAACTATTACTGTTTCATCATATTATTATGGTGGTGAGTATGCAAATATTGAAAACCATGATATTGATTTGATTCTTGAAGTGGCAGTAGATGACATTAACTTAACAGCAAGTAGGATACTTATCTCTGAAACGGTTGAGGGTGATAACTACATTGAGGCTGGATATGCTTTGAATGATGAGTTTGATCTATTTGTTGGTGTTGGTGATGGTGGATATAGTGCAGACGGCGGCATGGATCTTGTAAATACGGGTTTTGTGTTTGAGATGTCACCGAATAGTTATGGTCGTAATCGTTGGGGTGGAGCTGCAAGAATGTTGAGAGGTTATACTTTGACTTTTGTATATAATCCAAGCACTGAAATGCCTAATTTTGTTGTAAGTAAGCGTTGGTAATATAGCAAAATATAGTATTAAATAAGCAAATCCCACCTTGACTTTTGAGGTGGGATTTGTTATATTTTATATATAATAAAAACATTAACATTTACGGTAGAGATTGATGAGTAATCTAACAGAAGAACAAAAACAAAAATGGGATCATTTTGTTGAATACGCTAATAATAATGGTTTTATACATTACATAGGAAATTTATCTTTTGCCAGTTATAGGACTGGAGATGTAATCAAATTAGTAAGTGATGGTAAGGTAAGTTTTATTAAGAGAAATGCATCAGAGGATGCAGAATTTACTATGAAAGAAGGAGATTAGCTGTGAAAGAAGTAGCTAAGACAACAATTATATTTTGTATGACAGTATTGTTTGTTTTTTATGTTGTTGATAAAAAAATAGAAATATTAAACCTAAAAAACAATATAGAAAATTTAGAAGATGATTTATCAATAGATAGATCTCATATAGAAGAAACAAACAATATCATAACAGATATGAAAAATCACATAGATTTTTTAGAATCACAGTTATCAAAAACTAATGAGAAGATTAGAGAGTATGAAGATAATATACATGAAGTCACCGTAACAATGTATCATCCAGTTCCAGAACAAACAGATGACACACCAGATATAACTGCGGATGGAACAAAGTTTAAGATACATAAAGCCAGTCAGTATAGATATGTGGCGGTTTCAAGAAATATGTTAAAGAGATGGGGTGGATTCTTAGATTATGGTGACTACATTTGGGTAGAGGCAGGTAGTAAATCTGGTGTCTATCAAGTAAGAGACACTATGAATCCAAGATACATAAATCATATTGATATATTAGAAACTCCCGGCACGTCGCCTTACAAATATGATAACGCTAAGATGAGGTTGGTTAGCTATGAACAGTAAAAGAATTAAAATAGAAAAGTTTTTTTATGGTAATTCTGATGTGGTAAATGTTAATAATAAATCATTAGAGTTTATGTATGGTGGATTAAACCCTAAAATTCTTCGTAAAGAAGACCAAGAACATATGATGATTAATGGAGCATTAGCTATAGATATAGTTGATGCTGAAAAACATCATATGGAAATGAAAGAAAAAATAGACACTCTAAAATATCATCGTGAAATGACAGAACTGGGATATTATCATGAGCCTATGTCTTGGAATGAGTTCAGACAGTGGGTATTATCAAACCCAGAAGTAATGGAAGAGTGGTATGAACAAGAACTTGGTCCAGAAGGCAGATATGAAGAACCAGATGATGATATATGTTGGCAGAAAGTAGAAGAATGAATGGAAGAAGAGATATATAAGGAATATTATGGAACGAAGTATTATATATGGAAGGATATACCCGAAGATAGAATACCAAATATAGAGACAGACAAGGGTAAGAATGTTTTGGTAGCAGGAGCAAAGAAGAAGGAAAAGTATATACTAAAGAATGAACATAACGGAACATTTACATTAATGGATAATAATCAAGCATACAAATCTTTTCCAAAGGAAGCTGTGGTATTAGCATGAAACATACTATAAATTCATATTTAGAAACTTTATCTTCTAAGATAAGTGAGATTGATAGAGAAAAGTTAGAAGAAATAAAAAATCATTGGAAGACGGAATTTCAATCACAAACTTGGAAGACGAATATATATCTTATAGGTAATGGTGGTAGTTTATCTATCTGTGAGCATATCTCAACTGATTTGAATAAGCGTTGTAAGATAAGAGCACATACACTAAGCAATACTTCAATGATTACAGCATTGGGTAATGACTATGGGTATGATAATATATATTCAAAGTGGTTAGAGATGAATCGCTTGAGTATGTATGATTATGTTGTGGCCGTATCATCCAGTGGTAAGTCTGTTAATATAGCTAAGGGATTGCAATATGCGTCAGAACGTAAATCAAATACACTTACTATTTTTGGTATGAATGGAGAACCTATTATACCAGAGAATAGAAGAAATAGTTTTATTCATATTGATAGTCACAATTACGGTGTGGTAGAATTAGCAAGTGAGATTATATTGCACAGTATAGTAGAGGATTTGGTGTTAGAATAATGAATGAAATAGTAGAGTTACTAACGTTATTTTTTATAGTCGGACTTATGTATGCTATTGTTATTATAGCGGAGAGGAATAGAATAGATAAGGATAAATGAAATGAGGTAAGATGCCGTATAAAGATCCAGAGAAGCAAAGAGAATACCAAAGAAAGTGGCATGCAGAAAACGCAGAGAAGCAAAGAGAAAAAAGTAGAGAGTGGTATGCAGAAAACAAAGAGCGGAAAAAAGAATACAGTAGAAAGTGGAAGGCAGAAAAAAAAGAGAAGGTAAGAGAATACAATAGAAAGTGGAAGGCAGAAAATCCCGAATACCACTCAACGTGGAAAAAAGAAAAATACCACACAGATCGTTGTTATAAATTGAGAGTTATTGTGTCAAAATCAGTGAACAAAGCATTGAAAGAAGGTAAGGGTGGTGAATCAATACTACCTTATGTTGATTGGAATAGTTACGAAGAGATGAAAGAGCACATAGAAAGTCAGTTTGAAGATTGGATGACTTGGGATAATCATGGTGAATGGCACATAGACCACATCAAACCACAATCGGTATTGCTTAAAGGTGTAACAAGTATGGATGACCCAAAGTTTAGAGAATGTTGGGCATTGGAAAATCTAAGACCATTGGAGGCAAAAGAAAATATGTCAAAGGGAAAAAAAATAATAGATGAATAATATTGATGATTTTGATGTTGAAAAAGTTGAAACTTTTAAGAGCGGTAACATAAGAAGTATAAAAAGGTATAAGAATGGATTTGAAAAAGGTAAACCTGTGTTAATTAAACACGGTTTGTGGCAAAGTTGGTTTAGCAACGGAAAACAAAGAACACACAATGTTTGGATAGATGGAAAAAAGATTGGATGAATAAACACATAGAAACTATCTGTAAAGCATTAGGAAGTAAATGTAATCCCGATGATGAAGAACAAAGTGATTCGTGTTGTTATTTACGGTTGTTTTATCTTATTGCTGAGTTGGTTGCAATAGTAGCTATCGTTTCCAATGCTATACATCAGTGGTAATC